AATTATAGTCATCAGTACATTAAAGAAAGATGGTCGAGAATAAAAACCTACAAACAACCTACAGACTCTATTGTAATTTGATGTTATTATAGTAGTATAGGAAAAATGAAATTCTGACACTATAAATAATTGTAAATGAATCTCAGAACGTTCGTGTGGAAAGCGAATGTTCACGAAAAAGTGTTCGTTGTGGAAAGACGAATGCTTCCCTTCAGTTATGGAGGGTTTAGTAATAATTTTGTCATGAACGTATGTGTTTCTAAGGTCAATGTGAAAAAACTGAATAATGTAAGAGGACTCATGTGGGAAACAATTTCATATGTATTTAAAGAGCGCATAAGGCACATAAGGCATCGAGAGTAGTCTCGGTGCTTTTTACATATGAAAATTAGTTAGCTCAGAAAGTATGCTTCCGATGTCGTGTGTGCAATTAATATATTAAATCGAATTAGATAGCTATAAAAGCGAATGAAAGATTGGAGTTATTTTATATGTCTACTTTTGGAGAGAATGGCGGAGGGAATACAGTAGTTGCAATAACTGGGCATGAGAGTGACGCTAAGGATGTCTCAGACTCTTTCGTAGACTTTTCTATACACTTCGTTATTCAAACGAACGGCGATAACGTCTTTCGGGCACAAGATAGTTTGGTGAGGGATGTAAGGGATCTACTTCATAGAAAGTATGGACTAGAAGAAGATTAACGAGAACATACGCATTAAATTATTTATAACATTGCAATAATATGACCATTCATAGATAATGTATATATCAATACATAATAGGAGTGGTTATGTGAATAGATTTTTGTTTTCATTGATATGTTTCTCAAGCTTATTACTAGTTGCATGTGATGGTGTGGAAGATGTCAATAAAAATGATGCAAATAACGAATCAAACAATGATAATGTAGAAGCGACGAATGAAAGTGAAGAAAATCCTATCTTAAAGCACATTAATGATCGTGCACTAGAATATGGAGCAAAAGTAGAAGATGTTCGCGTGAATGAAGATGCCAATAACCCTGGTGAGTACCTGATATTAATTGATTTTAAGAAATTAGGTAAAAAGGATAAGGATAAACTATATGAAGAATTAGCTATGTATTCAGATGATATAGCTGCAACACTTGGAGAATTAAAGGAAATTAATACTGTCGTTGCATTTTGGGAATTGCCCAACGAAAAACAAGGGGATAATTCACTTAAAAGAGCCTACATAAAGAAGGATGATAGCAAGATGTACTTAGATAATGAGTTTAAAGATGTAGATGTATTTGGGAGGTAATTAAATGCTTACAACAGCCGTTACCTGTGACGAGTGTGGCGAGTTATTTGGGATGAAAAACTATGAAGTCAAAAGAGAAGGAACTGACGTTATAGAACATAGATTTGATTGCCCACACTGTAACTATTCCTATGTATCTTATTTAACAACAGGAAAAATAAGAAGAAACCAAGATCGTATACAGACACTAAGACGACACATAAGAGAGTTTAAAAGTAGAGGTTCGAAACAAAAGGCTTTGAAAGAGATTGAAGCACTTATTAAAGAGAATGGTGAACTTATGGATGAATTGAAAGATAGTAATGGAAAGTGGCTTCAAACTTAATCGAAATTTAACTTTTTCCTACTGGAATTATTATTTGATTGGTTATAAACAGAATGGAGAATTAAAAGACACTTATTAAATCATAGGTGTCTTTTTAATTGGTTAAAAAGGGGATGAGGTGCATGTAAATGAGTAGAAAACGAAGGTTAACGGTTAGACAACAACGATTTGCTGAAAATTATATAGAATTAGGTAATGCAGAACAAGCAGCAATTAAAGCAGGTTATAGTAAACGTTATGCAAGGGGAAATGCACATAAACTAGTTGCAAACAGTGGCATCAAGGAGTATATCGATAAACGTATAGAAGAATTAAAAAATGAACGCGTAGCCGATCAACAAGAGATTTTGGAGTTTTTAACCGCGGTCATTCGTGGAGAGGCTACTGGAACCGAACTTGTTGGAAAGGGTAAAGGTTATCAAGAAGTTCGACAGGAACCGCCTACTGTGGCCGATAAAACAAAAGCTGCTGAGCTACTCGGAAAGCGTTATATGATGTGGACTGAAAAACAACAAGTCGAAGTAACGACACCAACATTCGTTGAAGATGTCCCTGATACCGATGAGTAATATTTCTGTATTTGAATTAATCGGAAAAGGATATAATCGATTTTGGCACAGCAAGCACTTCTATCGTGTAGTTAAGGGATCACGAGGTAGTAAGAAGTCAAAAACGACAGCTATTAATCTAATCTATCGAATTATGAAGTACGATTGGGCTAACGTGCTGGTCGTTCGTAGATTTTCAAATACTAACAAGCAGTCAACATACACTGATTTTAAATGGGCAGCTAACAGATTAAAGGTTGGCCATCTTTTTAAATTTAACGAGAGTTTGCCGGAAATCACTTATAAACCAACTGGACAAAAAATATTATTTAGAGGTCTTGATGATTCACTAAAGATAACATCTATTACGGTGGATGTTGGTATTTTAGCATGGGCATGGTTTGAAGAAGCGTATCAAATCGAATCAATGGATGATTTTGACACCGTTGTTGAATCTATTCGTGGAAGTCATGATTCTCCAGACTTCTTTAAGCAAATAACAATCACATTCAATCCATGGCATGAAGGACATTGGTTAAAGCGTGAGTTTTTCGACGAAAAAACACAACGCTATGACACACTAGCATTGACTACCACATTTAGAGTAAACGAATGGTTGGATGATCTAGACAGGACGCGAATGGAAGATCTGTATAGAACCAATCCAAAACGGGCTAGGATTGTTTGTGACGGCGATTGGGGAGTTTCAGAAGGTCTTGTATTCGATAATTATAGAGTCGTTGATTTCGACATAACAAGCAAGATTAAAGAAATAAATGAGGTAACGCATGGTATGGACTATGGTTTCACACATGATCCAACTACATTGATTAGTAGTGTTGTTGATTTAGAAAATAAAACATTGTGGCTTTATCAAGAGCACTACGAACGAGCGATGACTACAGATGATATTTTCAACATGCTACGCAATAAAAATATGTTAGGTGCATCAATAACTGGCGATAATGCTGAAGCAAGATTGATCAGCGAGTTACGATCAAAAGGTGTGAAACGATTGCATAAATCAATAAAAGGGCAAGGAAGTGTTTTGCATGGTATTCAGTTTTTACAAGGATTTAAAATATACATTCACCCATCGTTAGAGAACACCATAACTGAATTTGATACCTACACATGGAAACAGGATAAGGAAACAGGTAAGTGGTTGAATGAACCTATTGATGAAAATAATCACATCATAGACGCATTGCGCTACAGTGTTGAACGTTATCATATTGAAAGAAACAACAAAGCAGATGAAGAAAAAATCCAAGCATTTAAAACATTGGGGCTGTAAAGGAGGTCGAACATGTCAAAGAAAAGATTCTCAGATGAAGCGAACAAGCATTACAGATACACAAGTGCTGATGACTTATTAAAAGACGAAGAAAAAATACTAGAAATGATACAGCATCATAAAGATTTCCAGGTTCCTAGATTAAAAACATTAGAAGATTATTATTTAGGGAATAACACATCTATTTTAAAAGAAAGACGTAGACGTGAGGAACATCATGCAGATCATAGGGCCTCACATCCGTTTGCTGCATTCATTAGTAATTTTATTAAGGGTTACATGATGGGTAAACCGGTTAAAACAACGTATCCTCATGATGAAACGACGGAACAACTCATACAGGATATAAATGTTTTAAACAATGCAGATGCACACAACAGTGAACTAGCATTGAATCAATCTGTATTTGGTAGAGCATATGAATTGATATACAGAACAGAAGATACACACTTCATTGAAATTGATGTAAAAGAAGCGTTTGTTATTTACGATGCGACTGTAGAGATGAATCCAATTGCAGCAATACGATACATCGCTAATGTTGTGGATGATGATTTAATCGATGTGTATTTTTACACAGAAAAAGAATTGGTACACATGCGGACAAACACAGAGTTTAGAAAATTAAACATCATAAAGAAAAGTAGGCATTATTTTGAAGGTGTTCCTGTCATTGAGTATGAGAATAACAAATATCGACAAGGCGACTTTGAAAAGGTTTTGTATCTCATAGACTTATACGACAACGCACAATCCGATACAAGTAATTATATGACCGATTTGAACGACGCAATGCTAAAAATAGTTGGTAATGTTGAGCTAGATGTGAAAACAGCACAACAGCAAAAGGAAGCGAATATCATGCTGTTAAAACCCGATTTTGATCAAGACGGAAAACAAGGGAATGTTGATGCTGATTATATTTACAAGCAATATGATGTTGCTGGTACAGAGGCGTATAAAGACAGGGTATTCAACGACATTTTAATGTTCACGAACACACCGAACCTATTAGACTCTAATTTCAGCGGAACACAATCGGGCGAAGCAATGAAATACAAGTTATTTGGTTTGGAGCAAGATAGAGCATCAAAAGAGCGTTCGTTTAAAAAGGCATTACGTGAACGTTATAGATTAATCAATAACGTTTCTGCATTTGCTAGTGAGGGTGAGTTTGATGTTAACGAGATTGAAATAACATTTATGCAAAACCTTCCTAAAGACATCAAGAATGAGATGGACTGGTTTGTTAGCGCTGGTGGAGAGTTATCAAATGAAACTATGTTATCACAGCTTACATTTGTGGAAAACGCACAAGATGAACTAGACAAAATTAAAGAAGAAGATGAACAAAATAAAGCGAAAATGGAAATGTATCAGTTCCCTGTGATCGATGAGGAAAGCGAACAAGAAGAAAATGAACAGGAAGTAGACAATGAGTAACTATTGGCGCAAGCGTGAACAAAGCCATATGAAGAACCGTGAAAAAAATGTTATGAAAATCGCTAGACGTTTAAAAAAGAATCAGTTGCAAGTCATGGACGATATAGAAACACAAATACATGAGTTTTATGGTCGTTATGCTGATAAAGAAGGTATTTCTATTGAAGAAGCTAAAAAACGTGCTACAAAGCTAGATATAAAGAAATACGAGAAGAAAGCTAGAGATTATGTAAAAGCTAGTAAGTCTAAAGACGAGGAAGTACGACAGAGGGCCTTTACGAAAACTGCAAATGAAGAAATGCGACTGTATAACATGACTATGCGAGTTAATCGACTTGAGTTGTTGAAAGCAAATATTCACTTAGATCTGCTATCCATGAGAAGTCAAGAAGAAAGGGAAATGTATTCTTTTCTCATGAAGATGGCAGAAAGTGAATATAAACATCTTTCTGGCGTCTTAGGTGAAACCATTACATTTAACGAAAAGAAGTTAGCTAGTATTGTTAATTCTTCTTTTTTAACAGCTACATGGAGTAGTAGGCTATGGAACAATCAGGAAACGCTTAGAATGGAACTAAATAAACTACTAAACAACAACATTACACAAGGTGTAGGAGCCAGAAAACAAGCACAAGAACTAAGAAAGAAGTTCGATGCATCCGTTTTTAATTCTGAACGCTTACTAAGAACAGAAGTAGCCAGAACACAAACAGATGTTTTTCTTGACGTTGCTAAGCAATACGATATTAAAAAATATGAATGGATTGCAGAGCCTTCCGCGTGTCCAAAGTGTGCCGCATTAGACGGCAAGGTGTTTGATATTAGTAAAGGAAAATGGGGAATTAATCTGGTTCCATTGCATGCACATTGCATGTGTTCGTTAGCATTAGTTTATAAGGAATAACAAACAATTTGTCCTAAGCAAGACGCCATAAAAGGCTTAAAACGAATCGTACACGGTCATTTAACACAACTGAATATAAAACATCATAAAAGGTCGTGAATGGGCTATATGGCGTATTTGGGACTTTTTTATTATGTGTTTATATCTGTTCGAAAATGAGTGTGTGGGAATTAGGAGGAATCAAACAATGGAAGACAAATATTTGAGATTAAACTTACAACACTTTTCAGATAAAGAAGATACAGAGGAACAAGCGCAAGAAGAAAACAACGAACAAGAACAAGATGAACAAGACAATAAAATCACTCTTACACAAGAGGAATTAGACAAAAAGCTAGAATCTGAATCAGATAAAAAGCTAGAGAAAGCATTAAAGACAGCAAAAGAGAAATGGGAACAAGAATACCAAGAAAGGTTAGAATACGAAAAGAAAGAAGCTGAAAGACTAGCTAAACTATCTGCAAAAGAAAGACAAGAAGAAGAACTAACTAAGCGAGAAGAACAACTAGAACAACGCTTGAAAGATTTAGAAAGAAGAGAATTAAAATCTGATGCAGTTGCTGACTTGAAGGAAAAAGGTCTGCCAGCAGAATTTGCTGATTTCTTGCTTGGTGAAGATGCAGAGGAAACACTTGAAAACATAAATAACCTAAAAAAGACTTTTGACGATGCGGTTAATCATGCAATCAAGGAAAAACTAAAACAAGATGTTCCTGATGCAGGAGATGAAGCAAAAGAACTAGATCCATTTAAATTAAAAATGAAAAAATATAATTAAAGGAGAAATGTTAAATGTCAACAGCTAATCAAAATTTATCGGCGCGTAGCTATCAACCACAGTTTAAGGAGTTATTACAAGCGGTATTCCGCACACAGGCATATTTCCGCGACTTTTTCGGGGGAAATATCGAAGCATTAGATGGGGTGCAGCATAACGAAACGGCTTTTCACGTTAAAACAAGTGATATTCCAGTGGTAGTTGGGACGGAGTATAACAAAGATGCAAATACTGCATTCGGAACAGGGACGGGGAACAGCACTCGTTTCGGACCACGTACAGAGATCATCTATACTGATACGCCAGTTCCATATACATGGGAATGGGTTTATCATGAAGGAATCGACAAACACACTGTGAATAACGCTATGGATACAGCGGTCGCTGACCGATTGGACTTACAGGCGCAGGCTAAGATTAAAGAGTTTAACAAGCATCATAGCGCCTTCATTTCAGGAGTAGCAGGACATGAAGAGACACTGGGAACAATGGATGATGACGGAGTACTAGCTTTATTTAACAAATTATCAGCTTACTACACAAACATTGAAGCAATTGGGAATAAAGCGGCTAAAGTTACACCAGAAATGTATAACGTTATTGTAGATATGCCACAAACAACAATCGAAAAACGCTCATCAGCTAACATTGACGAAAACACAATCGTTAAGTTTAAGGGATTCACTATCGAAGAACTTCCGGAAGCCCAATTCCAAGAGGGTGAAGTTGCTTATGCTTATATTAC